CCCGCTCCCCGAAGACCCCGCGCCGCCGACCCGAACGGTTAATGACGAACCGTCTAAGTCTGCCACTTCAAATTGAGCAGATACGATGTGTCCATTACCCCCGTAGCCGGTGTATGCCTCATTATTCCCGTCGCCGCCAGTCGCCCCTGCGGCTTCGACGTTTATGAGACCCTCTGGGGGTAGTGTATATGTGTATTCGCCGGGTGAGTCGTACGAGGGCATCTACAGTCGCACCCCCTCACGCGCCACGAGCCCCTGCTCGACGCCACTGTCCACGACGCTCGTCGACGCGATCGGCTCAAGCAACGACTTGAGATCGTCGGGGATCGGGTCGGTCACGCTTTCGGGGATCCACACCTCCATGTCTGAGCGCCCGCGCTCCAGCTCGACATCGACGGCGTACACGTCGCCCGCGTTCGTACCGGCGACCGCCTCGAACTCCACCTGTGCGGCCACCCGCGCCTGCCCGATGTGCGTGAGATCGACGTCGGCGGGCTGCCAGTCCGTGTCGAGATCGCCGTCGGCGTAGCTCGGCAGGTCGATCGGTATCCACGCGCCGTCGCCGCCCGCGGCGGCGGGGTCGTACGTCTCGGCTTCGAGGGCGGCCGTCTCGTCGGCGTTGGTTGGCTCGTCGATGGTGAGGCGGAGTCGTCCAGAAGAGATTACAACCTCGCCGGCGAAATCATGATCGCGAGCGTACACAGACTGCCACTGTCGCACCCGGCCGTTTGAGCCCTCAATGTACTGGCTGTCGCGATCGAGTGTGTCGTACACGTGGACATCGACCGGTGCCTCTTGATCGGCGGCGACACGGTAGACGTAATTCGGGTTCTCGATCGCCTCAGCCCTCGCATCGTACACACCGACGGAGCCGTGTGGCGTCTCAACCGTCTTGACTGGCGTCGTCATCTCGCGCTGAGTCGGCTCCGACAGCGAGTCGGTCACGCGGACGCCCGTGGCCGCCGCTGGGATCCCGACCCAGGCGTCGGTGTCGTTCCCGAACGAGTGGCCAGGATCAGGCTGGGTGACTTTGGTCTCGACCGCTCGCAAGTGCGACTTCCGTGTGCCCACTTTCGTCAGCGAGAGGTTCCACTCGTAGACGCGCTTCCCGACAGCGTGGGGCGGGCCGACGTCGGCGCTCTCGACTTCGTAGTAGCCACTGTCGAGGTCAGAGACGCCGCCCGCGCCGAACAGCGGGAGCGCACCCAGCGACGCATCGGCGAGCTCTTTGAGTTCGCCAGCGAGCAGTGGTGCCCAGTCGCCGGCGGCGTAGCTCCCGGAAAGCGAGAGGTCAGCCGCCTCCGAGGAGATCGAGTCGACGAGTGCGTCGCCGTCAAGAACACCCTGCTCGGCGAGCACCGTGCCGAGTTCGTCGCGATTCTGGTCGGTCGTTGCTTCAGGGAGTGGCTGCTTGTACAGTGTGAGCATGGTCAGTAGTCGGGAACGAGACTTCCGAGCGTATCAACGAGGTCGTCGGCTGCGTCGGCGAGCTCGGGGAGCTTGCTCGTCCGGATGAGCGTCAGCGACACCTCCGCGCGAGCGGGATCGTCGCTCGCCTTCTGGAGGCGTGCGTCTTGAACGACGACAGGGATCGGTCGGTCGAACACGCCTGCCGAGTCGTCGTGCGTGCCGTCCGACCACTCGCCGCGATACAGACGCGCCGGCGTCGTCGAGTCGATGCGGTTCTGCTTGAGCCAACCCCCCAAGATATCTCTTTTCGAAACGGTAGACGAGCCGGTTGCGTCTACTACTGAGACATCTGCTGGGTCGTTCGGGTCGGTCGAGCCGTCGCCCCACTGCTCGTCAGGGTCATCGACGCCAGTCATCCCCGTCACAGTCATCGTCTCGGTTCCCGCCCCGCCATCGAGATGGTACCCAGCACGTCGGTCGGCATTCTCGGATGGTTCGAGGACATCGCCCAATTCATCGGAGAGGCCGCCAATTTGACGATATAGTTCTGAAACATATTGCCCTCGATTCCCCAGAATATGTTTGTGTTCAATTTCGAGCGTGTCCTCCAAATCCTCCCTCAGATGGAACTCAGCGGTTCTCCCGCTGTACTCTCCATTATTCCCGTCGATCTCTAATACCGCTCTATCGGCTAGTGTCATGCGTATCTGGTGAAAACAGCACCCCTCGCTCCGGCAGGTCATCGGGCCGCGCGGTTAGTCTGCTGTGCTACGAGTGTCGGGTCAGAGAGGGGCCCTCGGACATGGCGACCCGCTCGACGAGTAGGCGCGCCGGGCGAACCTCTCACTCACCCGAGTAGAGTTTTACCTGGCCGCCCGAGTCGCTCCGGCTTTGCGAGAGCCACCTGAAAAACACGCGTGAGTGACCGTCACGCTACGGGGGTTACTTAGCGATACAATCCGGGAGCGGACCAGCTAGAGATTTCGGTCAAGCCAGTCAAGAAAGCTGTTGAAGTCTTTCATCCCGGCCTGCTCGCCGATCGTCTTGAGTGTCCCGCGTTGGATCTCGTCGTGGTCAGGAACAACAACAGTCCGCGGCTTCGAGTCGTGGTCTTCCGGCGGCACCCACTTGAGGATGCAGTGGTCGCCGTTGATCCGGTCGAGGTAGAACGGCCCGTTGTTCACGAGGACCTTCCGAACGTCCTTACCAGAGTACGTCTGGCGAGCCATTCAGCCTACAGCTCGAAGACGTCGGTGTGGTCATCAGGATCGCCGGAAACGTTCGACTCGGGGTCAATCCCAGCCTCGCGTAGCACTGTAGCACTAGGTTCGTCACCGGCACCGTGATACCCGGCGAGGGCTTCGTCAAGGTTGCCGAGTGCCTCAGTACGACTCTCTCCTTGACTTACAACCCCAGTCTCGGTGTCTTCTGCAATCCACCACTCACCGTTGTCGGTGAGCGTGATCGTCGGCTCAACACCAGTACTCATACTCACACTACGTGTGGCGTGATATTAATACTTAACCCGATCCCACAACTGCTGTCCTCACCCTCTCAGGGTCATCGGTGGCAGTTCGCTTGGTCGGCGATGGGCACGGTGAGTGGGCAAACCTATAGAGACCACCGCTTGGGCCACCACCCCCAGCGGCGGTTTGTGAGGTACGCAATGATCGCCGGGAAACTGGTGAGGATCACACCGAGGCTGAAAGCCGCTGTGTTTGAAGACACGATCCCGATTGTGAGGAACGCCGTCGCCAGTACGAACAGCCAGCTGAACACAGCAGTTACGACGACGACCGCGGTGACGAGCCAGTAGAGGGCGCGGTCCATGATTACCCTTGAATACACCAGTTGATAAGCCTCAGGTGGCGATCACCGACCGCGGGTGATCTGCTGCTCCAAGCCCTCGACATCGCGCTCAACCTGCTCAATCTTATCTATAAGCTCCCGCCGCACCTCGTCGTTCGCGTCGTCGATCGCTCGCCTGACCTCGTCGACAAGTCGGTCAAACTCCACGTTAATTGTGAATTGCGGGCGGACATCGTTGTTGATGTGATTCTGAACCGTTGTAGACCCATTCTCGCTGCTCGTCGAGTTGTCCGATCCGGTGTTGATCGGTCCTGCCGGGGTGATTACCTCATCTGGAGGCTCGTTCCCGAGGATCCTTGAAGGGAGAGACGCGAGGCCCACAGACACCGATTCGCGCGTCTGTGTGAGCGGCAAGTCCTCATGTAGAGCAGCTCCTAATCCATTATTTGAGGAACTGCTTGAGGTTGATGTCGACGTCGACGTCATCGCTGAGGAACGGGTGTCCATGGCAATCACACTCGGCATGTTCGTCACCGTCACCGGGTGCGGATTCTGGATGTTGCTCCCGAGGTCGATGTCGGGAAAGTCAATATTGGGTGAGACGTTCACGTCGGGTGAGACCGAGAGCTCAGGAGAGACGTCGATCGTAGGTTGGATTGTCGGTTTGAACGTCGGTTGGAACTCTGGCGAAACGGTCGCCCCACCACCGCCACCGCCGTCGACGGGGAGTGGGTTCGGCGTCACTGCGATCGTGTCGGATTTGAGACCGACCGCCGACCCGTTGATCTGGTCGGCGATGATCGAGCCAGCGGCGTTTCCGAGCGCGCTCCCTGCGGCCTCAGTCGCGAGGCTAGTCGCGGCGTCGGCCGCCGTCCCCGCGGCCTCGGTGGCGAGGTCGCCGCCAACGCCGAACACCTCGGCCAGCATCCCGCTGCCTCTGCCACCGGTCAGTTCGAGGCCACGGATGGCTTCGAGAATGTCCTCGATGTTGCTGTTGTTCTGGCGTGCCCAGCGAAACTCGCGACGTCGACGTCGGCGCTCCCGGCTCGACTGTCCGCCGTCCGACCGCATCTCGGGCGGGCGACCACCACCGCCACCACCCCCAGCACTGCCAGCGCTGACGCCGACCTGAACATCACTGAGACGCTCCTCAACGTCGTCGCGCAGCTGACGTAAAGCACGCTCCTCGGCGACCATCTCGACGGCTGCCTCAGTGCTGAAGTCACTCACAGAAGGTCACTCAGATTCGTGTCGACATCGTCGACGATTGCGAGGAGCTCCAAGTCGCGAAGTGGATACTCGCGTACCTCGCGCGGGTCGTGGCCGGCAGCCATCGCGACGCCGACAATGTAGTCACGCATCACGTCTCCGTCGACGTCTCCGCTCGCTTCGCCGCGAGCGAGGTCGCGTAACTCCCGTCGCCGGTCAGATTTCCCACGGTGCTCACCTCGTCGATGCGATCCTGGAGCCAACGCCCCACGGCGATCGGTACAACCGGCGAGTCGATCGTCGCGACCGTCTCGCCGACGGCGTCCATCGCGACCTCCGGGTACGCGTGGCCGTCGTGCTCAAGATACGGCCCCTCGACCGTCCCGATCGCGATCTGCCACAGGCGGCGTTCAGCCGCTGAGTTGGTGTGCTCGTCGAGACGAGCGTCGTCGCCGAAAGACAGCGACCGAATCACGATCGCGTCCACGTCCCAGTTGTCGCGGGCCCACTCGGTCCCCCGGCGATGGGTGTCGAGTCGCGACGACCGCCCGTCGAGTGTGTCGTACTGGTCAGTCTCCGGATTCATCTCGGCGAGCTTGTCGGTGAGCTCGTCGATCTCCGAGACGATGCGCTTGTGTTCGGCGTTGAGGTCGATCCGCTCAACACCTGCGGGAAGGTCTTCGCCCACGTTAGACCACCACCTCGATGTCGGCGACGTGGTAGTCGATCGGCTCGGTCAGGTTCGTGTCAGCGCTGATGAGGTCCGCCCAGTTGTAGGTGTTCGGTTGAAGCCCCGACAGCGCGTACTCGATGGTGTCGCCCTGCCCGTTCTCGAAGGAAAGCGTGCCGTCGACAGCGCCGACGATCTCAACGCCGCCGGCAGTTGAACCGTACGCGAGCGTGTTCTGGTCTTTCTCAGTGTAGACCGCATCGGTCGAGAACGACGGCTCGATGGCTCCCGTGACGGCGTCGTATGGCTTTCGGTCCTGCCCACGGCGGAGACTCGCGAGGTTCGACAGCGACAGTGACGCCGACTGGAGCAGCGCCTGTGCGGTCCCGTCGACAGTCAGGCCCGTGCCGTGATAGGTGAAGACATCGTCGACGTTCGGCTTCTGGATCGTGCTTGGTGCTGCGATGTCGTCCGGCTCGTCGCCGAACAGCATCGTCAGCTCCACACGGATGTTCTCGCCACGGTTGTACTCGACCGAGGCGTCGATTACGGCCGCGCCGACTGGCGTCCGGGCGTCGGTGGTGCCGTCCGGGAGGTCGACACCGAAGTACCACGTCGCCGACGGGACGCTCATGAACGAGTTCGGGAGCGCAGTGCCGCCGTCGGCGAAGACGAGCTCGTGGAAGTTGTCGTCGGTCAGGTCGAATCCGACACCGACGGCACCCTCCCACTCGCCCTCACGAGAGCCGGCAGGCGTCGGGTCGTCCGGGTGACGAGCGCGCTGGAGAGCCTGCTCGATCGACAGGTCAGTAAGTGAGACGTTGAGCCCCGGCTGCGTCCATTTCGGATCCGTCGCCGGGCCGTCGCCGTAACTGTTCTCGACCGTGTACGCGGCTGTCGCCGAGCCCGCGCCGGTCACAGCTGTTCACCTCGGTTCTGGGTATGAGTGTTGGTCATGGTCTGAAAACTGCTTACGGCAATGACTCGTAGCCGCGGAAGGCGAAGTCGCCCTGCCAACGGTAGAAGTCACGCCACTCGTCGGACTGCGGGTCATCAGATGTCTGGATGAGGTCGCGATACCCCACGTTCGGGACGCCCGGGTCAGGGTACTCGCGCCCGGCCAGTACCGCACGCCGGATGCGCCGCACGACGATGTCGAACGGCGCGCCGTCCTCTCCGTCGGGGTCGACATGACCGTAGTTACCGCCGCGTGTGGTCATGCCCTCGACAGTGAGGCCGACGACCGCCTCGGTCTGGTTATGATACTCGGTCCCGACCGGGTCGAACGCACGATCCGCGAGCGTCGCGCCGACGTAGATGCCGCGCTGGAGGCTCTCCTTGCGCGAGTGTACCGGCTCGCTCATATCGAGGTCCGCACTGCCGTCGTACGTCCCTGAGTCGTCGCGGTCGATTCGCTTGAGGACGACCGGGTCACCCGACCGGAGCGAGTAGTCCGCCCCGACCGACTCGACGACATCGCCGAGCTGATCGAGGACCCACTCGACTTCTGCGTGGGTCATGAGAGCCTCCGTCGGAAGCTGTTCAGCGAGTCACGGATGAACCGCCCCTCCGGGAAGCCGGTGACCTCCACCTTCGGAAGGAACACCCGCCAGCCGTCGCCCTCGCGCTCGTACTGGGTGCGGACCCACTCAGGCGGGTCGTGTCGGCGCTCCCAGATGAACGAGAGGACGTCTGCCTGGTCGGCCTCAACGACGTGGTCTGCGGTGCCGGTCTCGAAGAGGTACGCGGGGTCGGGAAGTTCGACGACGATCCGGACGCTCCGCGAGTTGCGTTCGACACGGTAGCGCGTCGCCTGGACGATCGCCCGGACGTCGTAGTCGTGGCGGTTCCCGTAGGCGGCGACGCGGTCCTTGATGTCGCCGGTGAGACGCGGGCCGACCTCGCGCTCACATTGGCGCTCGACAACATCGAGGAGGCCTTCGCGAGCCGCGTCCTCGAACCCGCGATCGAGTGTCGTCATGCGACTGCCTCAGAGAGGTACGGATCGAGCAGCGTCAACGCGCGATCCTTGTACTGGTCGGCCTTCGTCTGAACGTTCACCAGCTGGCCGTTGTCGGGAATCCCGATCGCCTCCTCGTCATCGATCACGAGCTCGTGGGCGGCGAGGAACGCCGTCGCCCGGCGCACCGAGTCCGGGATCTCCGCGCGACCGTAGTCGTACGCGAGCGTCAACAGTCCGCGGTAGTTTGTCACCACAGGCAGCGTGGCCGCACGGATATAGAGGTACGACCGCCCAGCCTTGCTACCGTCCGTGGGCGTCGCGAGGTAGTAGTCCTCGCCGCGACCCTCTTCGTGCTCGCCGTCGGCGACCCAGTCAGTGACGTCACCGCTGTGGTCGCGAACGCGGAGCGCCGTAAGCGACGAGACAGCGCAGTGCGGCAGTCGGACGCGGGCGTACGGCCCGTCGGTCGTCACCGGGTAGCGCTCACGCTCGTGGACGAACAGCTGTCGGTCCTGGGGGTGTGGCGACGACGGGACGTCAACGCGTATCTCCTCGGCTGAGAGCGACTCGGTCGCGACGACCGCTTCCACGCCGGCGTCGGGGTCGTACCAGTGGCGGTCGGTGAACTCGCGGGTCGCCTCCGACTGCGACGTGATCGCCTGCTCAACGATGAGCGGGTCGGCGTCGAGGCCGCCAACGAACTCCGACTTTTGAAGGACGCGCCGGACATCGTCAGGCTCACAGTACCCGCCATCGCTCATGTGTTAGCCCTCCAGTTCGGCGATCCGCTCTTCGATGACGTCCGTCGCCCCCTCCCGGTTCTGCTGCTCTTCCTCGAGGTTCTTGAGCGCGGTTAGGACCTCAGGATCGTCGACGTCCGCGACACGCTCGGCGACCTCGTCGTTGGTGTGGTCTGCCGGGTTGAACGGAAGGGTTCCGTCAGGGTCAGTGGTGTCGACGACGCCGTAGTGGTCTGCCCACCGTTCGGCGACCACTTCGGCGACATCCTCTGGGAGGTCAGCGACACCGTCCTCCACAGGGTACGACTCGCCCGGCGCGACGGTGACCGCGTCCGGCGGCTCCGTGTCTCGCTCAGCCAGCGGGTGTGGTACCTTCATGACTCAGCTCACTGCGGGTAGGCCTGAAGGTACTTGATGTGGGCACCGTGCGACTTGTCGATGTTCGTCGAGTAGGCGAACAGCGCGGCCTCGTCGGCGAGGCCACGACGCCCCAGCGGGACGGTCGACATCGGCGCGAGCTGCCGATGGCGGAACGTCGACGTGTCGAAGATGAACACGTCGCCCGCCTCGGGGTCGAAGTTGCCCGCCGGCGTGTCGCCCGTGCCGTTGTAGGCGAACTCGCCGTGCTCGTTGCGCCCGACCGCACGCACCTCGCGTAGCGGGACGCCCTGCTTGATGGAGATCTGCCGGGCCCCGAAGTTGAGGTCCTCGTCGTACCCCGAGAGGCGCGTCACGGCGTTCGCCTCGTTCTCGATGGTGTCGAAGCCGTCGGGCGAGGTGATCGCGACGAGGTCCTGGTAGTCCGCGCCGGTGTTCGCGACGAGATCAGTGATCTCGGACTTGAGGTCGTCGAGCCGCGGCGTGTCGCCGCTGGTGTCGAGCCCGCTCTTGTCCTTGACGTGTTCGACCTGCGAGTCCGACGTCGTGTCGGCGATCGATGCGAGCCCGGGTGCCGCGTTGCCGTCCTGGATCGAGCCGTTGGACAGCCCGACGCGCGGGTCGCCGTAGACGGCTTCGCCAGCCATGTACTGCGAGTAGACGACCGTCCGCTGGCCGAGCGTCGTCTCCTCGACATCCATGTAGCCGAGGCTGTCCTCAGCCCGCTGCGTGAAGTCCGACAGCGTGACGCGGTCGACGTAGATCTTCATCGGCTCGGTCTCGGTGCCGAGCGTAAAGTCGCCGTCGTCGTTGTCGGTCAGGTCGATCGCGTCCGACTCGTCGACGCGGCCGACCGGCGTGCTCCGGCCATTGATGATGTTGTACTGCGCGGTGAAGCCGGCCTGCGCCTCCATCGTGATGATGTCGAGCAGGGGTGCCGCGTTGCTCTGGATGTCGACGATCTGCGGGTCGACCTCGATCGGCGTCGCGGCCTCGACGACGGACTTGTCGATAGCCGCCCGCTCACCGTCCGGGGACGAACTCCGCTCGCCGGCCGCGCGTTCGAGCAGCGCGTCGACGGCGGCGTCCTGGCCGCGCTCGTAGCCCTCGCCGGCGAGGGCCGCCGCGAGGAAGGCGTGGCGGTGGCCGTACGCCTCTTCGACGGCGTCGGGATCCTGTGCCATCCGGCGCGCCCGCGAGAGGTCGCCGAGCTCACCGTCCTTCGACTCCTTGATCGGGAGGTTCCACGCCCGGACGAGCGTGTTGAACAGCTCGCGAGCGTCGTCGTTGTTCTTGCTGCTCCGCCCCGTGATAACATTGTGTGCCGTACTCATGATTACTCCGCGGCCTCGGCGAAGCCAAAGCCACTCTCGTCGTCGCTGCCCGAATCGCCGTCGGACTCGTCATCTGCGCGGTCCTCCGTTTCCGCGTCCAGGTCAGTGTCGTCGACATCGTCAGCCTGCTCGCGGAGGTCCCGAAGCTCGTCGACGATGTCGTCGACGTCGCGCTCTTCACCGTCGATGGTGATCGAGCGCTCGTCGTCCTCATCGGGGTTGACGTCGTTCTCGCCGTCCTCGTCGTCGTCTTCCTCGTCGTTGCCGTCCATGTCGTCGCCGTTGCTCTCCTCGCTCTCAGCCATCGACCGCAGGAGGTCAAGCTGCTCCTCCTGCATGTCGACCATCTGCCGCATCAGCTCGTCGGTGTTTTCGCGCTGTTCGTCTCCGTCGTCAGTGCCCGGGTCGTCACCGGGCTCGTCGTCCTCGCTCATGTCTCGTGTCGGGATGTCCGCTGTCGACTCGCTCAGTGACGACTCTGGTTTGGCGACGTTCGCCGTCTCCGAGAGCTCGTCCTGCTGGTCGTCGTACTCGTAGATGCTGTAGACCGCCTCACCGTCCTCGCCCGTGATGGGGTCATCGGCCGCCGGCGGCGTGAACTGCTCGTGGACGTCGTTGACGCGGCCGTGGACCATCTTGTTCTGCCACGACCACATCACCGCGTCGCCGGCGGAGAACGCCGGGTCGTCGAGGTTGCGGCCGCCCTGTGTATCGGGCGTGCGGCCGTCGACATCAGCGGGCGTCGCGTCTTCGACGTCCTCGCGAGTGATCGCGCGGTACGCCTCGGCGAACGCGTCAGGGTCGAACCCGTCGGAGGCGGCCGATACGGCCCGCGCAAGCGCCACGGAGTCGGCCGAGGCGGTCGTCGTGCTCGGGTCCGACGGGATGCCAACGACCGAGATCTCCAGAAGGTCAGACCCGCCGGGCAGGTCGCGGTCACCCGTGTCCTCGCTCCACCCGACCGACGAGGCGAGTGGGATGCCTGCCTCGGCCTGTGCGCGGAGCGTCGCGACCGCCGACCGAAGGTCACCGAGGTCGGCATCGAGTTCCGCCGGGTCCATGAGGACGGCGTCAGCGACGAGCTCCGCGCCGACATCGCGGTCCTCGACGGCCGGGTTAGCCCAGTAGCCGAGCTTCCCGAGCGCCGAGTAACGCGACTCGCCCACGGTCCGCCCGTGGTCGAGGAACACGCCGACATCGCCCGCCTCGATCTGTCGGACCCAGCCTCTGAGGCGGTCGCGGGTAAACGCCTTGCCGTCACGGGCCTCTCGCGTCGAGGAGACCGGCATCCGGATCCGAAACAGCCCGTCGCTGTCGTCATCGTCCGTTGGTTCACGGACCTCGACTCGGTCCGGATCCGCGCTGTACGTGCGTCGCTTGGGGTTGCTCATCGTGTCACCTGTAGAAGTCCGGCGGGGTCTGGACCTCGGCCCCCGTGAGCGTCATCGGTGTTTATGAAACGTCAGGTTCGTGGTCAGAATATGTCTGGAGGTCGTATACTAGGGGCGGCTTTTGTGACGGTGGCGTGGGTGATCGGAGGGCTCGCCATCTTCGGCCCAGCAGTAATCGCGTCGAACCTCGGTCTGGCTTTGAGAGGGCCGTTTTTCGACTTCATCGCCCTGTTCAACGTCTGGATGCTCGCAGGGGCAATCATCGGGGTGGGCGACATCCTCATCATCTGGGACGAACTTTCTGGGTTCTAGCCCTTATCCGCCCGCGCTCGGCGTACCTGGTGGATCGTCGTTGCGCGCGTCAGTGAGGAGACTCTCGACGACTGGCTTCGGGAACGCACCATAGTCGATCACCTCGCCGTTGATCACCACGGTGGTGTCGACGTCGCTCATGTCGTCGCCGACGGTCTCACGATACTCGCGGTACGTGAGGCCGCCGTCGTTGTACCGTTCGCGTGCGTGCTCCTCCTCAGCTCGGGCCTGTCGCGGGTCGGAGTAGCGGAGGTCGACGCCGAACGGCTGGTCGAGCGCCTGATACAGGTCGAACTGTGGGAGCGCCTGTCGCTCAATGGCCCGGGAGATCGTCCGGGCGATCGGCTGTGTGACGCGCTTGTTCACGACCGTCAGCATCGCCTCCGACGTCTCGTAGTTGACCTGCTCGTCCATCGCGAGCTCGGTCTTCGTGATGCCGAACGCCGCCATGACGAGCTGGATGAACCACTTCTGCTCCTCAATTACGTTGAGGTCGACCGCGCTGCCGCCGACCTCGACCCACCGGGCGTCCGTGCCGACGACCGGCGCTGCCCGCGGGTCGCCCTTCGCCGCTTCGAGCTCGTCGCGGATGTTGTCGATGGCGTTCTGGTTGGCGTCACGCGCCGTGAGGAGTCCCGGCGGGAGTTCGTCGTCCGTGTAGAATCGCGAGTGGTGTGTCGTCGACGTCGCGATGATCTCAAGCCACTGCTTGACCTGGAGCGCCGGCGGGAGCGGGTAGACACGGTTCGACCGGTGCGACCCGGGCCACGACATGACGAGGAGTTCGTCCTGCGAGAGTGCCGTGACATCGCTCTCACTCGGTGAGAACACCTGCCCGGCGACCGTTCGGAACGGCGCTTGGTAGAACGCGGGATCATCGAAGCCACCAGACGCGTTGACGTTGTGCCGCACCGTCAGCGGGTCGACGTCCTTGAGCGCGACGAACGGTAGGTCAACGCCGTCGGCCTCGATGTGCTCGGCGTACGCGTTGCCCGGGCCAGACATATCGGCGACCCACGCCGAGACGAGGTCGTCCCAGTCCGCGCCACCGTAGTGCGGGCCGTCGAAGACGTCGGCAACGAGCAGCTTGAGTTCCGCTTCGGTGCTGTCCTCTTCGTCGTCGTCGCTCGGGAACGCGAGCTCGCCACCGAGCAGCTGGTCGGTGACAGCGTTGAGGATCATCTGGAACGGTGCCGTCTCGCTGATCTCACGCGCCTCACGCGCCTCCTTCCCGCGGGGCGTCCCGCGAAGGTTCGACCCCGAGAGGAACGACTCGCCGTCATCCGTCGACTGCGTCGTTTCGGCGTCGCCCATCGTCACGGTTGCGCCGCCGACCTCGGTCGTAGTGCGCCCGCTGTCGCCGGCGCTGTCCGTCCGGGCCTCGTACTCCGCTTCGAGTTGGTCGATGAAGCTCGTCATGGTGTTAGAACAGGAACTTTCGTGTCGGGGGGTCGACGTCGTCGCGCTCGACATCGGCGAAGGCGCGCATCGTGATCAGGTCGTACGGCCAGTCGTCGGCGATCGGGTTGCTCCAGATCCACGACCCTTTCGAGGCCGCCATCCGGAAGTCCTCCCACTCGCGCTGGTCGCGACCCTCGTACACGTAGATGTCGTCGACGCCGCTCCGGAGGAACCGGACGAACAACTCGCCCGTGCCCGGGTCGAACAGCGCCGAGTGGACGTTACTCGACGCGACGACCTCCCACTCCGGGTTGACCGCGCGGAGCAGCGTGCGGCGGTGTCGGCTCGCGCTCATCTTACTGGCCCGCTCCCAGGAGGACGTCGCCCCACGTTGAGCCGTCCGACACCGGCTCGGCACCCTGCTCGGTGTCGTCCTGTCCGAACGTAGCGCGGGCGGTCGCGATGCCACCGTGGTTGGCGAGGTCGTATGCCATCGCGAGCGCGTCGACAGTGTCGTCGTGGTGGCCCGATGGCGCGCCGTATCGGATGTTGCCGGCGCGGGTCGTCTCGAACTCGAACACGCCGAGCTCCGTCGCGAGCATCGACTCGGCCGGGACGGTCACCTCGTCCGCCTCGATCCCGGCCGCGAGGTTCTCGACAAGCGTCTGCTTCCGCTGTGCTGTGAACTTGACCGGCGCAATCGTCACGCCAGCCTGCTCGAGGTCGGCGACGAGTTTGTTATCTCGCGAGGCGTCGATCGCGACCGTCGGCTGGCCGTGGGCATCGGCGACCGCTTCGATCCGCCGCTGGATCTGCCCCCACGACAGCCCACGTTCGCGGGTGAGGTGTGAGACGACGCCGTTCGAGCCGAGGCTGACGATCGCGAGGTAGTCCTCAGACCGGGCGAGGTCAGCGCCGACGCGGTAGGGCGGTTCGGCTTCGGGCGCGGGCGTGGTGTCGTCGGGGAGCTCGTACGCCTCTCGCGCCCGGTCGGCGTCGAACACGCCGCCAGTGTCTTGGAGGAACTGCGCGAGGTACTCCTGTTCGAAGATTCGGTCCGGAATCTCCTCGCGCGCGGCGTCGACCTCGCTGTCGTCGACGTACGGGTTCTCGTAGGTCGACCACCGCCAGCTGTCGGTGTCGGGGTAGTCGTCCGACTGACCACGCTCCCACATGTCGTGGAACAGCCCGCGGCCGTCCGGCGTCGAAATCATCATCGCCTCGCCGTTCGTGTCGGACAGCGTCGGGCGGAGTTCCTGCGTCCACGCCTCTTTCGGGATACCCTTCGCCGCCTCGTCGACACAGACCCAGTTGAACCCGAACGAGACGTTCGCGTCGCCATCGACGGTGAGGTAGTCTAGGCGCGCCCCGTTCGCGAACTCGTGGCGGAACGGCGCTGACGACTTCGACTTCTCGATCGCGCTGTCGTCGACGGCGTTGTCGATGAGGGTGAAGCCCGTCTCCGAGATCTGGTGCCCGGGCGTCACCCACGCGCCGTGCCAGTCCGACCCGCCGCGGAGCGCTCTGTACGTGGTCTCGGCGGCGGCGAGTGTTGTCTTTCCCGACCGACGTCCAGCCGCAACGATGCGAAATCGGGTGTCCGACTCCGCGACCGCCAGCTGCTCGTCGTACGGCTCAAAGCCGATGCCAGGGTAGGGGTCACTCATGTGTTACTCGAACTCGGCGAGGAGGTCGCCGTCGTGGGTGATGTCAGCGTCTATCTGCTTGTTTTCCGTGGGGCCATTCCCAGTCCGGTCAAGTACTGTCCGAGCGAGCCGATCAAGCTTTGCCGGGTCGACATCGTCGCCGTCCTCAAGATCCCGAAGCATGTGCTTCAGTTTGAGTTTCAGCGCGGTTGATGCGTGTTCGGCAGCGTCTTCGAGGTCGTCTATCAGCCCCTTCTCTTGGGATTCGGTACTCCCACCGTGGAACTTACACCGGCCGACATCGTGGTCGGTGCCCCACCCAGCGGGCTGACCGCAGTAGCCCGAACCGTCCGTCTTCCGGGCGTTACAAAGGTCGTCTGGATCCTTCGGAGGGGGCTCTTCATGCCCTCCGGGCTTCATGCCCTTGTCATCAGCCATGGTCAGATCACGTAGATGATCGCGCCGATGAGTAGGAGGTCGACAGCGACGAGGAGCGCGACAACGCCGACGCGGGCGGCGTACCAGAACGGCACGAGGTACTTCCAGTCGTTCTGAAAGCGGTTGCGAAGGTACAGGAAGTTGCGGCCGAGGGCCCACCACGAGAGCGTAAGAGCACCGAGAAGGACAACCACGTACGCCGCCGCGCCGAGCGTCTCGACTGGTGTCTCGAAGAGTTTGATGAATGGATTCATCTGGGGTCCCCCTCGCCGTCTTCGTCAGTCTCGTCGTCCTCAAGGTCGGCGTCGTGGACCTCGCCGTTCTCGAAGGTGAGTCGTTTGCTCATCGTGTTAGACACAGGGTACAGTCGGGGTCGTCACAGCGATCGGGGTGGGACGGTTCGTCCTCAGCGGCGATCGCCTCGATACAGCTCCAGCAGTAGGCGCGGTAGTGGCCGGCAGAGTTCTTGTTCTTGACCGGCTCACCACATCGGTCGCAGGTGTGGTCGCTCACTCATCCGAGTCGTCATCGTCGGGGTTGAGATCGAGGCTGATCGGGAGCGAGTCAGCGGCCGCTTCCATCAGCTCGCGTTCGATACCCCAGAGACGGCCGACGAGGAGAAACACCAGCGCGCTGAACAGCCCGTAGTACGGCGGCGTCACAGCCGCGACGGCCTCGAAGGTCAGCGAGAGCGTCACCACGAGCCAGACGATGACGAGAAGCGCGGCGACGAGGCTCGCGAGGTTATGATGGCCGTTGGGCATACAGGACTTCGCAAGGGCGTAGGCCTCGCGTTGGGGATCGGCGAGTGGTGGCGTCATGAGACATCAGCCAGTGGGCGGCACTCGCATGGTCGCGCCGAGTTCAGCGGGCAGCCACACTCGGGGCAGCGGGTCGGTCTGTACGTCGACAGTTGCGGTGGGTCGGATCGAGTCATAATCAGAACACGGTCGGAACAAGGCGACGCCGGGGATCGAACCCAGCACGGGGTTGGCCCGTCTCAGGCTTTGGTTTCGCCCGAGCCCATAGGGCCGTCCGTGACCACACCAGTGGCGTCGCAAGGTGGCCGGACTTGTCAGTTTGCTCGTGACAGCAGTCGAAGACGAGGTTGGAATGCGCGATCTCCCGGTGCTTGCGAGAGTGCCGACCACTCGTAAGTCGGTACGCTCCCCTCAGGCGCTGACCTGACCACGTCGAAAAGCGACGCGACCACGCCCTCGGGGAAGACCACCCGCAGGAGTTGAACCCGCGTCCGGGGCCTACCCCAGTGACTCGGCGTCTGACTCCGCGACTCGGTAGCGTGCGCCGTCGACATCGACGATCAAGAGGCCGTCGGGCCCGGAGGCATCGCCAGCGGCGAGGTAGTCGACGACGTCACCGACGAGGCGACGCCCGGCAAAGCTCCACGCCACGCGGCTGTACTTCGAGGCGCTCATCGCTGCGCCCTCCGGACAGCGATCTTCGTGGCGCGCTCGTAGATCTCTCGGTCGAACGCCTCCAGCTCGGGCTTGGCCTTCAGTTTCCGAACCGCTCTGCGGAGGGCGGGACCGTCGACAGGGATCTCCTGCTCTTCGAGGCGATCGCCGATACGCGACGCCCGACGTGTCGCCCGAATCTTCGAGTCGGGCTTGGGATCGGCGTGCCCCCGACCGCCGCACTCCTCGCAGAACGTTCGCGGGAGGTACACGCCGCCGCCGTTGACGTTGTCGTACCCCTGGATGCCCGACCTGGAGCGGTTGAGTTCAGTGACTGTCTTCCCCCAGTCGTCGACGGTGAGCTCGTGTTCAGTGCGGATCCAAGCGAAACACTCCGAGCAGACCTCGGGATTGGTCCAGAGGTAGCGCTCGAAAACATGACCAGGAACGACCTCGCGACAGCTGACGAACTCGTCGAGTGACTGTTGGGTAGTGGACATCGGAGAGCAGAAATGGGCGCGCGGCTGTTGGACTGACCCTGTCATCGCCCTCGCGGGCTCGGGACCATGTGGCGATGCTTCGTCACCCGACTGTTGCTTACCCACACGCTTATAGGGTCGCTTGAGTCCCATTTTGGGAGTTACCCGTCGACGCTCCACTCGGTCGACGGCGGATCGGTGTGTCGCTGCGAGCAGACGACGAGATCCTCGTCGTGAAGCTGCCGGAGGGCGCGGTGGATCGACGTCTCCGGGCGAGCCGTTCGGTGGGTGAGCTGGCGTAAGGTTTGCGGGCCGTCGGCGGCGTGGAGTTCGAGATAGACGAGCGAGGCCGTCGGTGGGAGGTCGGCGAGCTGCTCGCGGATGCGCCGGTCGAGGTCGCCGAGGGCAGCGTCACCCATCACCGACTATCTTCTGAGAGTCTTTGATCAGCTTCTCGCGATTGCCGTAGTACTTCTCGGCGTTATCAACCGTTTCGATACCGACAAATCGGTCGCACAACGCAGCGAACTCTTCTTTTTTCTGTCGTGGGAGTTCACTCCACGGAACAGGGTCGCTCATCGGCTCGCCTCCACGGTCGCGCCGCGCTGTCTGCTCCACGAGACCTGCTCGCCATCCTCGTCGACGAGGACCGCCACGGACTCAACGTCCATCTCCTCGCCCGCCTGCCGGCGCTCTGCGGGCGTCATCCCGGCCTGTGGGATGCCCTCGCCGTGTTCTTCGAGCTGGCGTTCGCGCTGAGCGAGCGCCTGAATGACGCGGTCGCGTGGGTCGCGACCCTCCACGTCTGCGAGCCGGCGCTCCATCGCCCCCCAGTAGCGGACCAGCGCAACCGTTTCGATCCCGCGGATCCGCGCGAACATGAGCTCGCCCGATGTCCCGTCGCCGGCGTCGATCTGGATGTCCTCCTGAAGGAACCGCGCCGGGTTCTCGCCGTGTTCCGCGGAGAGTGCGGGCGACGGGTCGGGCGTCGCCACAGCCTGCTCGTTGTGCTGGCCGGTCGCCGGCATCACATTACCCCCACACGATCGTCGTCCGTGTCGAGTAGTGCCTCGCCCGTCCCCCCGGTCATGAGGGACTCTTGATTAACGCTCGGCCCGGCAGTCGCCGACCGGATCCGCGGCGCAGGAGTGACGCCCCGATCGTCGGCGTACTCTGCTCTCGCGGTGACACCCCACAACGCGGGGAGGATGTCGTCGAGCCATGGTCGCGGCATCGAGAGCTCTCGGAGGTCCGGCGGCTCGGTGACGCCGGTGTAGGGCCACCCTGGCGACTCGACGCCGTCGCCCGGCCCGTGGTGCTCGCGACCGACGCGGAGCACCTTCGCCGCCGCGTGGATCGAGGGCGACGTCTCCGGATCGGCGACGAGCCGCGGGTAGTGGTCGGTGTAGCGCTCGGGAGCGTCGCCGTCGACGTCACCGAACGACAGCGCCAGCCGGTAGCGGCCCGCGTCGGTCTCCTCGACGAGCCCCGTCTCGACGAGGTCCGCGAGGTGGTCGCGACGAGACCGGGTCGACACGTCGGCGAGGCGATCGAGCTCGTCGCCAGTGAGCTCGACGTCGGCCTCCAGGAGCGCGGCGACGAGCCGGCGGGGCGTGGTCCGACGTCCGTCGAATCCGCGGAGTAGCCGGTCGGCGTCGAGCGTCGCGAGGGCGTGGCGTACCTCGGCAGCGTCGACACGGCGGCCGTCGTTCTCGCCGGCGAGCCGCTGGAGCGCGTCGGCGACGTCGAGCGGCGTTCGGGCGAGGGCGTGGAGCACGGAGACGGCCTCGGGCGTCGGGCGGAGCTCCTTTGTCGCGAGGATCCGTCGCGTCGTCTCCGCCACCTGGCGGCGGCTCGGCTCGGTTCGGATCCCTGCCTGGAGCTGTATCTCGGGAGCGTCCTCGTGGGGCTGGAGGTCGTCGAACGCCTCGCGGACGTCGTCGGCGACGGCCTCGGTCCGCCCGGCGAAGTCCCCAACGAGCACCCACGAGCCGATCGGCGTCGCGACCGGGTCGGCGGCGTCGACGGTCGGATCGAACGCCTGGCGACGCTTGTCCTCGCGGTCCTCGAACAGCTGCCGATAGGTGGCGTGGTGGCCGTAGTTGCTCCCGATCGCCGTCCCCTCCGCGATCGTCCGCCACAACGCGCCGGCTCGGTCCTCGTCGAATCGGCGGGAGAACTCGGGGAGACGAATTACTCGGGTGAGCTCATTGTCCGCTAGGTCGACGAGGTGCGTCATGGCACCGGCGAGCCCGCGGGCCTCGCGGATGATCGACGAGCGGAGCGAGAGTCGATCCTCGTCGTCGTCGACGTCGTCGAGGTCGCCCGTCCGGTCCTCCAAGTCGGCCGCCGCGTCAAGGAACGCCTGGCGGAGCTCGTCGTACTCGGTGACGTCCTCCGCGAGCCAGCCGATCTGTCGCATGTCCATCGGGATCTCCCGCGCCTCGTCGAGCATCGATAAGACGCCGTACTCGTCGAGGCGATCCTCAGTGAGGACGCGGTCGAAGGTCCGCGGCGAGGCGAGGGTTAACGCCAGCGTAACCCACACCTGGAGCGGGTTGTCGCCTTCGGCGGAGACGGCGAGGGCGTCCTCGCCGGCGTACCACCGGCCCTCGGCGCGGTCCTCTTGCGGGTCGATCGGGTAGCTCACGAGGGAGACGTCGGCGTCGACCGCCGATCCGAGGGCAGTCTCACCCGTTCGGCGGTCCATGTAGCGCCGCTCGTGCGGTACTCCGAGGCGGTGGCGGTCGGTGCGGTCGGCGGTGGCGGTGTCCGGGCGGTCCTCCCCCCTCCCGTGTGTGCGCGGGGTAACACGCCTATTCTTGGAGAGCTTTCGAGTCTCGCTAACGCGGTCGCCGAGACGCCGCTGTCGGGCAATTTCCTCGGTCACAAACTGGCGGCCGGTCGCGGTCAACTCGACACGGCGCTCGCCGCTCGCCCCGTACCGCTCGACGAGGTCGATGTCCTCGAGGTCGCCGAGCACCTGGCTGATCCGTGACCGGCCGACCGAGAACATGGCCTTCAGCCGCGTGTACGATGTCGTCTCGGTGTCTATCCCCGCGAGGTGCGTGAGGACGCGCTCGTGACGCGAGCCGACGTCGACCGTCTCCGCGGCCGCTGCGAGAGCGCCGCTCTTGGGGCGTGGATTTCGGTGGTCACTAACGCCAGGGAGGTCGTCGCGGTGGTACTCGGCGAGCCACGCCCGATCGACGCGGGAGCACACGAGACGGAGGTCACACGCTTGACCGAGCGCGGCGACGAGCTGGAGCCACGAGGACCGCGTCGACCGCTCGATGTCGCAGAAGCCCTCGGGGAGCACGATCGCGACCGAGGGTGTCTCCGGCGCGCTGGCGATCACATCGATAACGGCGTGTGTGTCAGAGAGCTCCGATCGGAGACCGAGCGGCCGGCCACTACCGAGCGACGGAATCGCCTGGAGCGCGTTCCAAAACCGATCGCCGCTCGTGTGCGTTGCGAGGGACACGAGGATGTCGGCAAGTGCCCCGTCGAGCGCGTCCCCCACGAGGTCGCGGAGGGTCATCCATGCGTCCGCCGGCGTCTCGCCAGCGACGAGTTCGCGGACGGCGTCAACGACGTCACCGGCGAGGCGGTCGGCAGTCGGCTCGGTGAGAGCTCGCCACAGCGCCGAGGCGGCCGCCGGCGGGTCGCGGAGGACGACATCGGCGAACCCCGCGGTGTCGGTGTACGTGACAGCCATCTACGCGGTCACCTCCGTTGGTGCCGAAAACCCTACATTGGCGGCCCGCGGATCAGGATCTAGACAGTTCTTGGAGTCAGGTTGACCCGCTCTACCGACAATCTTCAAGAACCCTGCGCGTCCAAAAAGACTAT